CCCAAACATCAACCCAACCCATATAATGTAAATATCCTGCTGCTCCTATAAATGTCATAATAAGGAGTACAATTATACCTACTATTGTAACCATTAATTCCTGTTGCTGAATAGCGTCGCGTCTTGCCTGCGCCTCTGCTTCTCTTTTCTCTGCTAAAACTTCTCTTCTAATTTTTAATAATTCTAGGTATTTTGATCTTCCGTAGGTTTGAGTGATCCACTCTTTGAGTTCTTCTTCCGCCTCTGCTGCTTGGCGTACTTTAGCCCAGCGATCCAGCGCCGTAGCATTGGCGCTTTTTGCCGATATACCTCTTTTCTGTAACGTTTTCTTAGCTTGGTCAGTTGCGTCAAAAAACTGCCCTATCTGTTTGCTTAAACCAGCTATTGTTTTTCCAGCGGCAAGCCCTGACTTTATTCCTGCAAGAATTGTAATAGGGTCCATATTTACATGCCATCGTTACGGGTAAATTCCACAGTCTTCTCTAATATAGCAATGCGAGATTGTAGCTTAATGATTTCCATCATATGAGAAGCCATACCACCCATGTCCTCGTTAATCATGTCTATGTCTTCCCAAATCTCATTGTCTGCATCTTCCATGTCCTCATAAAACTCTGAAAGTATATCAATGATTTCTTGCAGATGGTCAGTATTACGCTGCACATCCCTGATCATATTCGTCTTATCCGTAGCGTTATTCTCAACAGTCAGAATGTTTACTGTTTCTTCAAGGTTAGATATGGTACTAGCTTGCTGGGCAGTCCACCAAATAAAACCGCCAATCTGAGCTATTACAACACCTACAACAGCAATGCTGACTTTGGGTAGTTTATCAGACATCTAACTTAAGCGTTTGTAAACTTTTTGCCGCGCAAAGCCGCACCCGTTCCGCGCTTAGTGCCAGAAGTAACTTTTGCCTTCTCTGTGTTAGGCGTCGCTACTTCTACTAATTGACAATAAGGTATAGAACCCTGTCCTTTAATCTCAGCTTTTGTTACGGGTTTTGGCGCGTCGGCGCCCCGTCCACTTACAATTTTAACTCGCATTATTGTCTCCGTTGCTGTTGTGCCTGTAATCGCATTATTTCACGTTCTGCGCTCGCTTGCAATTTTCTATTTGCTAAGCGCTCTTGTTGATCCATACGTTCGTCAAACTCGCGCGCTCGTTCTTGCGCTTTTGATTGATCCAACTGGAGCTCTGCCTGATCGTTGGAAATGTTCGCCTGAACCTGCTGCTCTCTTATCTGAAGCTCTTTTTCTTTCAATCCAATTAATGGATCGGGCGCACCTTGCTCCCCTGAAATCTGAGCGGACAATTGTTTCATTGCCTGCATTTCCTGCGCAATATTCTGTGCAACCAACTGTTCAAACTGGGCCTGCATCTCTGGCGTCATCTCCTGCCCTCCGATCTGCTGTAGCGCCATTTCTTGTGATTTTACGCGCGCATGATCCATAACGTGTTTCTGAAGTGTTACCGCAACCATTGGTTGCTGCTGAACAATACCAGAAGAACCAAAAACAAGATGCGCCATAATATGCGCGTCGTGGTTTTGCCCCTGAAAAGCGCGAAGCTGTATCTGATCTAAGGCATCAATGTTCTCTTGAGCAGGATCTTTAGGTTGCGGCTCTTGAGAAGGTCTAGGCTTAAGTATCTTATCAACATCCCGAACGCCCAACGCATCGTACATACGTTTGTATGCCTCGTACATATCGTGAAGATCTGGCGCCTGAGCCGCCATCTGCATCTGTGTCTGTGCCAAAGCAATGCGTTGCGCCTGACTGAAAATATTTGGATTTGAAACAGGAACAATATCAACCCGATCATCAAAATCCTTGGCCATTACCGCCTGATCGTCCCCTACAACTGAAAAAGGGTACTCTTGCGGTAAACTATCGGCCATTACACGCGCAAGAATTTTAAACTCGTTCTTCATCGCATAGTGTAAGCGCTTATGAACAGCGCTCATTACACGAGCCCCCTGCTCCAGCATAGCAACCGTGGTCCCTACCGCCGCCTGTTGATTGCCGTCACCAACCTTCATGTCCGTAATTGTTGCAAAACGCTGACCAGCTTGAACAACAAAGCCTAACAAATTAAATAATGTCTGATCGGGCCCCTTAAACGGTAAAGGCATCAAACTATCACGAATAGCACCACCGGGGCTGTCTACATCCCTAAATTCACCCGGCTGTAACGGCTCCGCATCTTCCCTGATCCGTAGGCCGCGAGCCTTGAAACCCGCTGGAAGGTTAGAAAGTGTCCCCGCGTCAATCAATTGCCGCAGTGCAGCGGTCGCGGTCCGCGAAAGACCACCAATTGTATGAATTAATCCTAAACCATAGAACCCAAAGCCCGGCAAAAACTTATAATGCGTAAAATATGGGATTTTTGTCTTCTGTTCGTCGTCCTCGCGAAAATTCCTACGTATCGCCAGTATCGCACCAGTGTCCTCGGCTATTGTAACGACATAAGGAACCATAATGCCCGTCGGTTCACCGTCTTCGTCCTTTTCTTCAAAGCCCGGCAACTCCAGATCGACGTGAAATTCCAACAATGTAACGTCATAATCAATGTTTGAAGCGGACATCCCGTCAATATTATCAATTGTGTCCGTTGTGTCGTCTGTCGGCGCCTGTGACGGGTTCACCGGAACATCAACATAGAAGCCTCCAACCTGTAATTTGCGTAAATTGTTCCACGGCATGCGTATTTCTTGCGCAACAAAGGGCGAAGTCTCTAAATCTGCGGCATCATAGGGTACAACAAGGTTCTTTGCGGGAACAAATTTGCTTACAGCGCGCCCCATTGCCTCATCAAAGTATGTTTTCTTAAACGTTGAACCCGCTAAAGGCAGATAAAACAACATTTGATCCATTTCAGGGGTATATTCTTCCATAACATTCGTTATGTAGTAGTTCATAAACTCCCGAACGCGTTTAGATTGCGCCTCTTTTTCAGGGGTAAGCTGCCCCATGACCTGTGTTCGAACAGGGCCTTCTGGCGGTAAGAGCTCATTAAAAGCCTGCGCCTGAAATTGTGTCGCTGCTTCGGCCAACATAGGATGCGTCACGCCCGTGGCGCCGCGAAACGGCTGCGTTCTTTCTTCGTATTTAAAACCAAGAAGATCCAACCCTTTATCGTACTCTTCTTCCCAGTCTCCGCGACTTTCTTTACCCGAAACAAATTGAGAAATAAGATCACTGGATATTGAACCCAAATCACCAGAATCCATGTCTTCAGCTAAATTAGCAAAAAAATCCCCGCCATCGGATAAAGACATTCCCTGCGGATCGAAGTCTACAATTACCCCACCATCCGCTTCGTCAATAAAATCAATACCGTCCACTGGTTCGCCAGAAGCAACTCTTGTGCCCGGCATCTCTATATCAAGATCAACCTCAGCGTCCTCTATCATAGGATCGTCATTCTCGCGTTCTACAAAAGAAGCAACTGGATTCTTTGGCCGTAGTCCCATACTCTATCTCCAATGTTAACGTAAAACTAACACGTCAACTATATTTTGACTAGCGAAACATATTCTTCGCTGTTTCATTCAAAGCCCCTATTCCGCCCATCGTTTCAACCTCACCGCCGTCCGCGAGGCGCCGTGATAGAAAAAAGTGTCGGATAAATTGTTCTTTGGTAGGGTTGTTCTCTCTCAAATATTCATTAACCTGTCTGTCTGTTTCCGGTCCTAGATTTGTTTCAGGCGCCGTTTTGTATGTTCTGAACAAATTGTCAATTTCAGGGAAAGTTAAAACCTCCCCATCCTTAAAGGTAATAGCAGGGATTTCTTGACCATCAAAGGTATAGGTATCAATAGAAAACATAGGCTCCCGTTCTTCTCTATTTAACCGTTCAATAAGTTCCCGTTCTTGATCTTCAAGCGCTTGGTTTTCTCTTTGTCTTAAACGTTGCTCGTCCTGCATTTCACGCGTGAAATCACGCTCTTCTAAGCCCTGAATGAAACCTCTTTCCTCTTCCTGAAGCTCCCGACCAAACTCTCTTTCGCCTTGTCTTAAATTATAATCTTCAGCACGGGGCTCTTGCTCTAGCGACCGACCTTGACCCCTTAACTCGTCATAAAACTGTCTTGCGTCCTCTCCCATTGAACGACCAAACTCTCGTATAGCAGATCCAATACCTAATTTACGCTGCTCTTCTTCTATAGATCTATCACGAGTGGGCGCCATGTCTAACGACCCAACACCCGTCTTAAAAATCTCGCCGCCCGCGGCTTTGCTAAAAGGAATTCCATACTTCTCTTCAAGCTGCCTCTTTAAATAACGAATATTCCTGTCAATGTCCTCTTGAGGCAAACCCTTATCGTAACTACGATTAAACTCCTCCAAAAGGTCTTGCCGCATGCTTAAACGAAATAAATCTTCCATCGGCTTCATCATTATACTATCCCTCTTAAACTTCCAATTCCCTGAGTAATAGGCGCCGGTATCTCAGCAAATAAATTAGGCGGCTGGTAATTGCCCGTGGGCAGCGGGCCACCTACTAAATACGGGTTAAAACCCTGAAAATCATATGCAAATTGATTGCTGTTAACAGGGCCCGAATAAGCCATAGGATCGTAAGCAGCGGGTTGCACAATGTTAGTT